CACATATGAACGTCTTTCCACTATGGGAACGGCAACACTATGGAAGATGATTATGATGTCGTGGTCATACAAACACGGTCTCGCAATACCTAAGAAAGGTGACAAGCGTTCATTTACAGGGGGTCTCTCACGACTATTACAGGTTGGGTACTCCACTGATGTACTTAAGCTTGACTACTCGTCTCTATACCCCTCTATTCAGCTCGTACACGATGTGTTCCCAAAGTGTGATGTGACAGGTGCGATGAAGAGTATGCTTAAGTATTTCCGTGATACCCGTATTAAGTATAAGAAGTTAGCTGCGGATTATTATGTTTCAGACCCAAAATTGTCTTCACAATATAACCGTAAACAACTTCCGATTAAGATTTTCATTAACGCTTTCTTCGGTTCGTTATCCGCGCCACAAGTATTTCCGTGGGGTGATATGGATATGGGTGAACAGATTACTTGCACGGGTAGACAGTACCTGAGGCAGATGATTATGTGGTTTATGAAGCGAGGTTATGAACCTCTTGTTATGGATACTGACGGTGTGAACTTCTCAGTACCCGAAGGTCGTGATTCACATACATATATTGGAAAAGGTTTAAACGGTCTTGTAGAAGAAGGTAAGGAATACCGAGGTTCTGAAGCCGATGTTGCAGAGTATAACGATTTGTTTATGAGAAATGAAATGGGTCTTGATACTGACGGACAATGGCCCGCAACCATTAATGTGGCTCGTAAGAACTATGCTCTCCTTACGGATAAAGGGAAAGTAAAACTAACAGGTAATACGATTAAGTCTAAGAAATTACAGACATATGTTGCAGAGTTTTTGGATTCAGGACTAAGTATGTTGTTGGACGGTAAGGGTCAAGAGTTTTTGGATTCTTACTATGATTATGTCGGTAAACTATACAATAAGGAGATTCCTATTGCAAAAATTGCAAATAAGGCTCGTGTAAAACAATCATTAGACGAATACAAAGTTCATATTAGAAAAAGAACTAAATCGGGTTCATTTATGTCTCGTCAAGCACATATGGAGTTAGCTTTAGCAAATAACCTTAATGTGGGTTTGGGTGATACAATATATTATGTAAATAATGGTACTCGTAAGTCACATGGTGACGTACAAAAGAAAAAGGATGAGGTTGTGATTAATTGTTATCACGTAGATGAAAAGGATATTGAACAAACACCCGATAAGTTGGGGGAATATAATGTCCCCCGTTATATAACGGCGTTTAACAAACGTATCGAACCTTTGTTGGTTGTGTTTTCTCCTGAGATTAGAGATGAGATACTTGTGGAAAACCCTGAAGATAGACCCTTATTTACTAAATCACAAACAGAATTAGTTAGAGGATATCCAAGAAAGGACGGTGACCAAGACACTCTTGATGAGGTTTTAACTCTTTCTGATACTGAGCAAGTTTTTTGGAACTCTGTGGGGATAGACCCATTTTACATGTACGTAGATAATACTATTGAATTAGTTAATAACGATTATGTAAATAAAAACAAGAGTATTATGAGTTCTTTAACCCATCAGATGACATAATATACCACCCATCTCTTAAAAATCTTAACTCTACAGACGCGCCTGAATTAAGTTGTATTTCATCATATTCATCATCAATAGAGTAGTCCGCAACCACCAATACTTCACAAAGTGCTTTTATTGTTACATTCTCTGTAGTTGTAGAATCTAATTCAATTCTACATGCTTTTAAGTCTTTAACAATAATTGCACTTTCACCATTTGTTTTATAAACTGAATTACTTAATAAAGTCGCTTCTGAAGTTTTAATGGTAAGACCATTAATTATTTTTGTTACCGGTGTAGATTTAAAAATAGCCATTTTATATTGAATAAAATTGTCTTGGGAATGCCCTGTATTGTAAAGATTTATTTAGATTTTCCGCCTCACTAGCTTGTCTTTCCATCATTTTGTCTGGTCGTAGTCTTTCTAACCTCTGTGTTAACTCCTCGACTAATTTAGATTTTTCATCTTTAGCCTCAGTTAATAATGAGTCATATTCTAATTGAATTTCTGAGTCGGGTGTTTTTAGATTACCCTGGTATTTACCTCTAACTCTACCTAATGATTCTTTTACATATGATGTAAACCATCTCCTAACCCACGTTTGTGCAGGATTATTCAACTCGTCCCATAACATTTCATCTATAGGTATATCTGATGGTAACTTAACAATATCTGGATTTTCAGCTAAACATGACTCTCTATCATCTGTTTCATAATACCAATACCAAACTTTATATTGATTATTCTGAATATTTCCGAAATCAAATTTACCTCCAGGAACATTCATTAAGTGTACTGCTTTTTTACCATCAGGAAGGGCGGTGACTCTATAAGTTAATTCACCTGAGATAATTCTTCTCTTAATATTAATGTCTTGCATTCTTAGTAAGATATCAAAGGCGGGAGTTATAAAATAGTTACCCATAGTGCCCATTTGTGAAAAACCTGCGGCACCTCCTAAACCAATTCCCCCAAAACCACCAAATCCACCCATAAATGGGTCAAAATATGCCGCGTCTAACTCAGAACGTGTAAACCATAATAATTCATTTAATTCTCTCCCTTTTGGGATTTCATATATCTGTTGTCCTTTTACTAGGTCTATGTAATCTTTTTTTAGTACGGAGTCTCCTCCCGCTTGTAATCCTACAATTTTAGAATACGCGTATGTGTACTGAGTTTCCCAATCTAAACTTCTTGTAATAAATGCTCTAGTTAAAGATTGTTCGTCTAAGTTAAGACCGTAAAGAGAAGTCCATTGAGCCTCTATTAACCAATCGTTAACGTATTGAGCATAATCTTGAATCGATAATTCTAAAAGAGAATCCATCATTTCATCTGTTATTTCAACCCCTCTTATGGGTGCGCCTAACAGATGTTTTATTCTTGTAAATAGTTTACTTCTTTGTGGTTCAGTTATTACAGACATTGAGTTCTTTTTTTATAAATATCTATGGTTACACAATTCCTCTTTTATCGTATAGTTTTGACCTGTCGAACACATATTGACCGTTAACAATCTCAGTATCTGAATTATCAAATACCATTACACCTTTTTTATCGTGATGAAAAATCATTAAATCGGTATCATATTGTTTTATGACACCTGTACCGACCATAGTTATTTTTCCGTCAGATTCTTTATAATACTTAAATGGTTTTATTTGTGCGGTCTTATCACCATCTTTAGTTCTAACAACCGCATCTACACCTCCTATAGCATCCTCAACACTTCCTAACTCACCGACTTGTTTTACGTTTCCGTCACCAAAAATCTTTTGTAATTTTTTTACAGAGCTTTGTTCTGTTTTATCACCCTGTCGATTTCTTCGGTCAACGGTTTGATACATGTTTGTAAATGTCTTAGATGCGTGAGCAAACAACCTATCTTTAAATTGTCTTATATATCTTATAAATCGATATACTTCTTGAATTTGTTGTGCCTCATTTTTATTCTTAAAGTTTATTGGGGTAAAACCAGAATACTTGAGCACCTTATTCATATCGTTTTGTAAAATACAAAAGGTCGATGCATTCGTATTAATTTTATTTAACACTGAACGACCAGGCTCTTTTATTCCTTGATATTCAAAATCATATATTCCTGATAGTTGGTCACCCTGTTTTTCCCTCCAGTAGTCTTTAAAAATCTCTTTGAATATTTCGTCGATTGCTTTTCGGTATGACCACTTAATCCTTGGATTACGATTAAATAAATCAATAGTATCTCTTACTTGTCTTGATGAACATCCCGTACTCTCACTTTCAATCAATAGTTCTTTCGGTTTGATTGATTCATTTAAACTTTCTTTATTTTGACTCTGTAATAATTCATTTACAAAAGACCAATTTACCACAGACCAGAAATTTTTAATGTAATCGTCTTTTTTATTTCTATACTTTAAGTAATAAGAATGTTCCCATAAATCTAATCCTAATAAAGGGAATCCACCACCTCTTACAGTATTCATTAATGGATTATCTTGATTGGCTGTTGACATGATTTTAAGTCTATCGTTTTTGGTTAAAACTAACCATACCCATCCTGAACCAAACCTTTTTTGCGCGACAGACTCAAATTGGGTTTTAAAGTTGTTAAATGTTTTAAACTCTTTAATAATTTTTTCGTATATGTCTCCTGAACATCTTTGTTTTTTTGGACTTAACATTTTCCAAAACAGAGCGTGGTTAAAAGCACCTCCCGCGTTATCTTTTATCCCTCTATCAAAACGAGATATCGTTTTGATTATTTCTTCTAAACTCTTATCTTTACCCTTCTTATTTTTAATTGCTTTGTTAAGTTTTTCAACATAACCTTTGTAGTGTTTGTTGTAATGAACATTCATAGTTTCTTTATCTATAAAACGTTCTACGGCTGAATAAGAATAGGGTAATCTTTCGATTCCTATTTTTTTCATTTCTTGTAATATTTGTTTGGGTAACTTATTACCTATTTTTTCGGTAATTATACGGTTTTCTAAATCTAATATCTTTTGTAATTTTGTACTAGTTCCCATGATTTATTTTATCTATAAATAACGCGGAACATAGAATAATTCACCTTTTTTGAGAAATCATACTCAGTATTTCCTCCATAACATCACCCTTTCCTTCATTATCACCCATAACGGTCTCAAAAATATTTTTCTTTTTGTTGAGTATGTTATATATAATACCCTCAATGGTATTTTCAAAAATAGGGTAATAAACCGATACTGAAAATTTTTGTCCATATCTATACGCTCTGTCTTCTGCTTGTGAGTGGTCTGACGGAACAAAAGATAAATCGTTCATAATTACCGCCTCAGCGGATGTTAATGTTATACCCACACCTGCAGCTTTTAAATTACCCACAAACACTGTAATTTTTTCATTGTTTTGAAATTCGTCTACCGAATGTTGTCTTTGTGGTTTAGACATTTTACCATCAAGCTTAACTGCAGATTTACCAAAATGTTCAGTTATTTTATTTAAAGTGTCTGTAAAATTGGTAAAAATTATTACTTTTTTTCCTTGGTCTATAATGTTTTGAGCGACTTCTATTGTGTTTTTTATTTTACTTTCTGCGATTACTTGTCGAACTTTCATAAGTTTAGAAAACTGTATTGTAAGTGAAGTGGACTCCTCCGACGAATTATACCAATCATAATATTCCCCCATTAATTTTTCATACTCTTTAGATTTTAACTTTAGATAAACAGGAGTAATAATTTTTTCGGGCAAATCTAAAATATCTTCCTTCAACCTTCTCAAAACCTGCGGTTTTGTTCGGTCTCTCAGCTCTTCAAGATTGGATGACCCTGAGACATTCCATACTTTTTTTGCTCCTACACTAAATTGGTACCCCGCACAATATCTTATAGCATAAGCCATCCAATTATCTGCAACGGGAGAATCTACTAAATCTAAAAGATTATAATAATTCATTGGCCGAGAGGTCATCGGTGTCCCCGTAAGGAGCCATACCCTTCCCACTTTTTTTACTATATTGTTTGCAATTTTTGTTCTTGCAGCTTTTACGTTTTGAATGTAATGTGCCTCATCCATAACAACTAAATCAAATCCATAGTTAAGGATATCTGATTTATCGGGGTGTTTTGGGTCGTGAAAGTTTTTAAGGATGTCATAGTTTATTATTGTATAATCTGACGGCTCCCATTTCTTACCTTCTATAATTGAGATTTCTTTATCTGTGTAATTTTCTATTTCTCTTTGCCAATTAATCTTTAGAGATGCGGGACAAATAATTAAAACTTTTTCTATATCACTTTCTAAACTTGCTATTACTGTGGACGTTGTCTTACCAAGACCCATATCATCCGCTAAGATATATTTGTCATTACCTACTAATTTTTCTATAGCTTCTTTTTGGTGAGATAGTGGTGGTCTGTGAGAATATTTTTCATAGTCTATGTTTACCTCTCTTTGTCTATTTTTTTGTAACGCAACCTTTGGTAGCCATATGTCTGATAGTTCTTGCGACTCAAATAGTTTTCCCCATATATGAAACGATTTTTCTTTTTCTACTAAAAGTTTTTCTATATAGATTTTTTCAGGTTTTTTAGTTAGAAGTTTATCATCCATTAATTTTTGGGCGAAATAACTATCTAATTCAACCCACCTTCTCGCAATCTTAGGTGTTCTTTCGTGAAATTTTAATATATAGTCCGCTTGAGCTCTCGTTAATTTAAAATGATTAAACTTTTTCATTTTTGATTGAAGATTTAGGATATAGTTATTATATCCGCTGTAATCCTCAAGAGTACGCAGAGCCCTAACCTCAGGTAAGTTATTCAGAGTTTTATTTTCCAATGAGTAAGTAAATACAGTTAAATATAACAAATAACTGAATATTTATCAATGATGAGTAGAAGAAAGATACCTATTACAAGATTAGAAAAATTTTTTGGTGCCGAAGACTTCGAGTTAGATATCGCTATGGGTCGTGAATGGCTCGAGGGTGATATGAATTTTAGACTCGTTCTTTATAGGGTAGATAGACAAAAAACTAAAACTGATGATGTATATGGTGAAACTGTGGAAGACGGTATAAAATTCCATCCTCCTGTTGAGTTTAGGGGTTATGTTCAGGTAGAGCAACCCGAAAACCAAAATTACGGTCAGAGTAGTATGTCACAAATGGAGCCAGGTAATTTAAAGGTTGGTGTCTATCAAGACACTTTAGATGATTTAGGTATTGAAATAGAATACGGTGATTATATCGGGTATTACGAGACTGAGTCGAGAGTAAGATATTACTCAGTTGTTAATGACGGTAGGGTTGTTAGTGATAATAAACATACTTATGGTGGATACAAACCGTTTTATCGTAGTATTGTGGCGTCACCTGTTAATGATAATGAATTTAGAGGATTATGAAAAAGAAACTTATAAAAGAACTAAATACAATAAAATCTCGTATGGGTTTAGTCGTCGAGCAAGAAGACTTAACTAACCCAATCGGTCTTAAAGTTATGGTTTACTATAATTTACATAAAAAAACATTTTCAGTACAGTATGATGGTAGAATTATATTATACGCGGATTATGTTAAATTAAAAGATGTTGAGTTTAGAGTTAGAGAAGGAGGTAGAGAAAGAGTAAGAAAGGAGATGAGAAAAAATGTTCATGCTTTTGTTATCGGAACTTTACTTGATTACTGTCAATGGCCGTGTGAAAACATGCCTCCCGAAACAAATAACAAAGTAATAACTTATAATCCACATAAGTACGATTCTTTTGTAAGAAAGGACAGTGAAGAACCAATATATAATGCGAATGAAATCGACATGATTAATACAAAAAATAAAATATTCCATATTAATGAAATTGTAGATTAATGGCGTTTCCAAAAAAAATAAAAAAAGATTTAAAAATCACTCCTGATAAAATTTTATTAGAAAGAAGGGAGCAGCTTCTTGAGTATATTCAAGAAAATGGTACGTACTTACCCAAGAGCGTTTTACATGCCGATTTAGACCGTGGAATGTTAGATTTTGTAAAAGAGGATTTAGAAATGGTTGCGGATGGTAAAACTGTAAATCCTGTCGATTTAATTATTACAACTCAGAATTGGGCTCAGTTTACTGAAACATGGAGATTTCAAGATTTAGACAAGAATATAAAACCGCCATTTATTGCCACAGTAAGACAACCCGAAGTTAAATATGGTTCAAACCCATCACTTCAATATACTATTCCCAATAGAAAACAATTCTATTATGCAAAAGTTCCTACGTGGGATGGACAGAGAAAAGGTATGGACATATATAAAATACCACAACCTGTACCTGTAGATATTACATATAACGTAAAAATATTTTGTACTAAAATGAGGCATCTGAACGAGTTTAATAAACTTGTTCTACAAAAATTTTCGTCACGACAAGCTTATACTTTTGTAAAAGGACATTATGTACCAATTATTTTGGACAGTATTTCAGACGAATCTGTATTAGATATTGAAAAAAGAAAATACTATATCCAAAATTACACTTTTACAATGTTAGGATTTTTAATTGATGAAGAGGAGTTTGAAGTAATTCCTGCAATTACAAGAGCTCTTACTTTATATGAAGTAGGTACGGATACAAAATCAAGAAGAGCAAAAAAACAACCTCCTAATCCACAAAATTTTGATTTAGACATTTTATTTTTAACTGGTATCACTACTTTATCCGAAGTCTATCCATATAAAATAGACCTCACATTTTTAGACACTATTAATGTTGACGAATACTCGATATATATAAACAACAATTATATGGGAGACGATTTATCTTCAATTGAAATTAATACTAACGATACGATAAGAATAGACGTTGTAAAAATTGATTCTTCTAAGGAGTCTATAATACGTTCCAACGCTCACATTCCATATAGTACTTAATTACTCCCCGTAGATATCTGTTACATCTTTACAGGTATCCTCTATAATTTTTTCAATAAACTTATACATTTTAAGTCCTTTCCTATTACAGTAACTCTTTAATAATGTATGGTGTTTTTCTGAAATTTTTAGGTTTTTGATTTTCATAAATAGGTTTTTTTAATAAGGCAGAAAAAAGGTAGAAAAAATAGCGCCTAATAAATAAATATACGTTATATGTATTTGTCCTTTCGGTTTTTAGATAATATTTATCAAATAAATAAATTAAAATAGAAAACTAATTAATATGGCAGACAAAGTATTCGTATCTCCAGGTGTATATACATCAGAAAGAGATTTAAGTTTTGTAGCTCAAAGTGTTGGTGTAACTACATTAGGTATTGTTGGTGAAACTCAGTCAGGTCCTGCGTTCGAACCAATTTTTATTACAAACTTTGATGAGTTCACTTCATATTTTGGAGGTACAAACCCAACCAAATTTATAAATACTCAAATTCCTAAGTATGAAGCGGCATATATAGCTAAGGCTTACTTACAACAATCAAATCAACTTTTTGTAACTCGTATACTTGGTTTGTCAGGTTATGATGCCGGACCCGCTTGGTCTATATCTACAGTAGGTAACGTTAAAAAGGATACTGTAGTCGGTACAGGTAATGCAGGTCCGTTCCTTGTTCCGTTTAGTGGAGTGTCAGGTACTAGTACATCAACAGTAGTAGATGGTTCAAACTTACCATCATATATACAAGATTATTTTGCTTTACCTTATACAACATTTAGTGGAGGAGTAAGTACAATAGAAAATGATTTTAAAACAAGTCTTTATAAAGACATAGTCGACCCAACAAACTCAGGTACTACTGCTTATATGTTTGGAACTGTAAGTGGTGGCACTTATGACACAATTACAGGTACATCTAATTGGGTAAGTAGTACTAATATTTTTGATGTTGATGGTCTAACTATAGATACTGCAAATTTTGAAGCGTCACAGAATGATTCTTGGTATTATGCATTATTCCCTTATAATTCTACTAGTGAAGACTACTCAGGTGTAGGTTTCGGTTTAATTGTTACAGGTCTCACAAACACGTCAGGTAACACTTACACAGGTGAAGCTGTTGTGTATGACACTACTTACTCAGGTACCGTTATAACTGATTACCATAACATGGTAATCTCAACATTACGTTCAAGAGGTTTATCAACATATAGTAGTGACGATGGTCCTGTATATGAAGTGTCAGGTTTAACCGATGTAACTATTAATTCTACAGGTGCTTATTCAGGAATCACCAATAATCCATTTGCGACTTTCCAAATATCAGGTATTACAAGTGATTCAGAAACTTTCACTTTTGATACTTCGTTAACTTTAAGTGACCCTAACTTCTTAAGTAAGATGTTAGGTCAGTCTAATTTTGGAAAAGATAGAAATGATGTACCTCTCATGGTTGGTGAAATGTATTATAACTTATTAAACACAGGTTATAGACAAGGTAAAATCAGAGGTTTAAATACTGACTTATTATCATTTAATGGAGCAAGAACAGATACAGATAATACAGGTATCGGTTGGTACTTAGATAGATATCAAACTCCGTCTACTCCATATGTGGTTTCTGAGTTAAGAGGTAACGAGGTGTTTAATCTATTTAAATTTATATCAATATCTGACGGTAGTGGGGCTAATAGAGAAATAAAATTATCTATAGCAAATATTTCATTTAACAATTTAACTTTTGATGTTGTTGTAAGAGATTTCTACGATACTGACTCAAGTCCTGTGGTGTTAGAAAAATTCACAAATTGTACTATGGACCCTAATCTTAATAGTTATGTGGCTAAAAAAATAGGTACTGCAAATGGTGATTTTGAATTGAAGTCCCGTTTCATTATGTTAGAGGTTAATGAAGAAGCACCTATCGACGCATTACCGTGTGGATTTAGAGGTTATCAGACAAGACAATATAAAAATTATAAATCACCACATCTTATCTATAAGACTAAATATGATACACCAGGTGAAATTATCGCAAATCCTCCATTTGGAACACAGGGGGGTGATAATGTAACAAGAAGTTCAGGTGATAACCCAAGAAGAGTGTACTTAGGTGTGTCAAACACTGTTGGTATCGACGTGGACTTTGCGTCTTACAAAGGTAAACAAAATCCTACTGATTTAGCAACTGCAACTGAGTCATCACCATGGGCAGTATTAACTAAAGGATATCACATGGACTCAGGTGCAACTGTCATCACAATTTCAAGTCAATGGACAACGTCAGGGGAAACCGCTTTCGAGGTCGGTGACGCTTCATTTAATAGTGAACCATCAGATACATCACCATACTATAGATTAAACGCACGTAAATTCACATTGATTCCAACAGGTGGATTTGATGGATGGGACATTTACAGAGAGTATAGAACTAATGGAGATAGATTTATATTAGGTAATAGTGGATACTTAAAAGGTGCCGCTACATCAATAAGATTCCCAAGTGCTACAGGATGGGGAGCGTTTAAAACTATAACAGGACCCGATAGACAAGATTGGGGTAATACTGACTACTACGCTTACTTATGGGGTCAGTGGACATTCGTTAATCCTGAATCAGTAAATATTAATGTGTTTACAACACCAGGTGTTGATTATGTGAATAATTCAAACTTAATTGAAGAAGCGATTGATATGATTGAAACTGATAGAGCGGACTCAATCTACATTTGTACCACACCTGATTATAATATGTTTGTTAATACAACATCTAACTTTACAGGTGACTTCATCTATCCACAAGAATCGACTGAAAATCTTGAGGATACGGGAATCGATTCTAACTATACTGCAACTTATTACCCATGGATTTTAACAAGAGATACTGTTAATAATACACAAATCTACCTACCACCGACAGCGGAAGTAGTTAGAAACTTGGCATTAACTGATAATATTGCTTTCCCATGGTTTGCATCAGCGGGTTACACAAGAGGTTTGGTTAACGGAATTAAGGCACGTAAAAAATTAACACAAGACGATAGAGATATTCTTTATAAAGGTAGAATTAACCCAATCGCAACGTTCTCAGATGTTGGAACAGTTATTTGGGGTAATAAAACTACTCAAGTTAAGGAATCTGCACTCGACAGAATCAACGTTAGAAGATTGTTACTACAGGCTCGTAAGTTGATTTCAGCAGTCGCAGTAAGACTATTGTTCGAACAGAATGACGACCAAGTAAGACAAGAGTTCTTGGATTCAGTAAACCCAATCTTAGATTCAATCAGAAGAGATAGAGGTTTGATTGACTTTAGAGTCGTAGTTCAGAACACTCCTGAGGATTTAGATAACAATACATTAGTAGGTAAAATTTATCTAAAACCAACAAGAGCGTTAGAATTTATTGATATTGAATTCTTAATTACACCAACAGGTGCATCATTTGAGGATATCTAATAATTATTAAATGGGGGATACTTCGGTATCCCCCATTTTTAGCCATTAATTAAACGTTTAATAAAAAATAAAAACATGGAATTTAAAAAGAAAATTTTAAGAGAGTCTATGGAAATAGAAAGTAACGGTGTTGAGACTTATTCTGAAAAGCCTCAAAACATTATTGTTACGGAATCTCAGTTAGAAAGATTAATAGAAAGTTTAAATAAGTAATTTAAATGAGTCTTAAACAGATTATAAGAAAAAACTTAATTAGTCTATCTGAAGGTATAGAAGATGGTAATCCCGATTTAAAGTACTACGCTTTTGATTGGGACGATAACATTGTTACTATGCCAACTCAAATCATGTTACAATCTGAACAGGGTGGAGAAGTCGGCATGTCTACAGAAGATTTTGCAGAATATCGACAAAGAATCGGAGGAGAACCCTTTGAATATAAGGGGGAAATGATTGTTGGATATTCCGAAAATCCTTATAGGAATTTTGGAGTAGAAGGGGATAAGAGATTTATTGTAGACTCTTTATTAGCGGAACCTGGACCATCGTGGAATGATTTTGTGGAGTGTATAAATGGAGGTTCTATTTTTGCAATTATAACCGCTAGAGGTCATACACCATCTGTTTTAAAAGATGCAATCTATAATATGATTGTTACAAACCATAATGGGATTAATTTACAAACACTAGTTAATAACCTTAAAAAATATCGAGATTTGTCAGGGGAGGTCTTAAAAGACGACCAACTACTAATCAAAGAATATTTAGATATGTGTAAGTATCATCCTGTTACTTATGGTAAAGGTTCTGCATCTAATCCTGAAGAAGGTAAGATAGAAGCTTTAAGAGAATTTATTAGTTATGTTAAATATCAGAGCCAAAAACTAGGTCAAAAAGTATCATTCACAAATGACGTTAAAAACAATTTTGTACCTCAGATTGGTTTTTCTGATGATGACCCAGGTAATATAGAATCTATAAAAAAGTTTTTAGATAAAGAATATGAAGAAAGCCCAGTAAAAACTTATTTAACTAAAGGTGGTGATAAACTAGAAGTATAATTTATAACTGCCGGAATAAGATTTTACAGATAAAAAAATAAAAGTAAAGAGAAAAAAGTTCTGAGCTGATATTTATAATTAAATAAACAAGAAATTTAAAACCAAAATACTATGGCTGATTTATTAATGAAAATGCCCGTACCGTATGAACCGAAAAGGAAAAATAGATTTGTTCTTACTTTCCCTTCATCATTAGGTATAAACTCGTGGTACGTTGAGTCAACTTCAAGACCTAATGTCCAAATTAATTCTACAGAGATTCCATTCTTAAACACTTCTACTTATGTTGCAGGTAGATTTACATGGAATACAATTAATGTAACGTTTAGAGACCCAATCGGACCCTCAGCATCACAAGCTCTGATGGAGTGGGTTAGATTAACAGCAGAATCTGTTACAGGACGTATGGGATATGCTGCAGGGTATAAAAAAGACTTAGACTTAGAAATGTTAGACCCAACAGGTGTAGCTGTTGAAAAATGGATTCTACAGGGTACTTTCTTAACTGATGTTAATTTCGATAGTTTAGGGTATAGTGATGATGCGTTAGCAACAATTACCGCAACACTACGTCCTGATAGATGTATTTTGGTTTACTAATACTATTGAAAAAAAATAAATAATTAATATATTTAACCATAGGGTTTATTCCCTATGGTTTTTTTTTATATAAAAAATGGAAGATACTACAAGACAATACGGTCAACAAGAATTTAACTTACCACACGATGTGGTAAGTTTACCATCTAAAGGTTTGTTTTATAAAAACAAAAAAAAGTCTTTAAAGATTGGTTATTTAACCGCACAAGATGAAAATATACTTATTAATGCAGCAAATACAAAAGGTATTGTTAATGAATTAGTACGTAATAAATTATATGAACCTGATATTAGAGTTGAAGACTTATTGGAGGGTGATTTGGAAGCGGTATTAATCTTCTTAAGAAATACATCTTTTGGTCCTGACTATACGTTTAAACTAAGAGACCCAAAAACAAATAAGGAATTCGAAAAGACGATAAGACTAGACGAATTAAATATTATCGAGCCTGAATTAAAGCCAGACGACAACGGAATATTCACCCTTAAATTACCAAAGAGTGGAAATACAGTAAAATGTAAACTATTAACGATTGGAGACATAGAAGGGATTGAAAGAATTTTAGAGCAGTATCCACCAAATACTACACCACCTAGAGTAACCACAAGATTAGAAAAACAAATTGTAAGTATTGATGATAATAGTGATAGAGAATACATATCAAAATTTATACTAAACTTACCAATTATGGATTCAAAACACATAAGAAACACTTTAAGTAAGTGTGAACCTAAAATAGACTTAGAAAGAGTTGTTAACGCCCCGTCAGGAGAAAGAGTGAATGTAAGAATCACCTTTGGGGTGGAGTTTTTTCGGCCTTTCTTCTGAATTGCGCACAGTTATGCTTGATGAGATTTATTATCTTGTTAGACATGCAAACTTTTCATACAAAGACTTATTAGAAGTGCCCACATATGAAAGAAAATATTTTATAAATAAACTTTCTGAAGAATTTACTAAAAGGGCAGAACAAATAGAAAAGAGTAAATCAAGAAGATAACTATTTATAATAAAATAGAATATCTATGTTATTACAAACAACAGGTTCTGACGCGTTGGATAAAGCTAAGGGTACTGTAGATGCAGTAACACAAAGCGCAAAAGGTTTAGAAAGGGCAACTAAGTTAGCGGATATTAGTCTACAAAATTTAGCTTCCACTATGGGTAAAATGTTATTACCCGCAGCAGTTATACAAGATGTTGATAAGTTAAGAGAGTTAACTTATGATATGACACGACAAGGTTTAGGACAAACAAAACTTGTTGGAGACGCAATTGCCGACACAATGGCAGAAGCGACATTTGAAACTTTACAGTTTGGGGTCGGCTTAGACGATAACTTAAATCTAATGAAAGCCATGAATGACTCTATGAGAACAAATACACTATTAACTAGTGAGCAAGTGGTGAATATGCAGGCTATCGCAAATAACGCTGGAATAACCGGAGCAGAATTAGCACCAATTGTTGAAGGATTTAGGTCAATAGGTGTCGGAACAGACAAAGCAATTGAAAATATAAGTGATATGTCAGAACAGGCTCGAAATTATGGAGTCAATGTCGGAGAATTTATGAAAGGTGTGGCATCTAATATTAAAATGATGTCATCATACAACTTTAAAGATGGAGTTGATGGATTCTCAAAGATGGTAATGAAGGCACAAGCACTTAGAATTGATGTCGGAAAGACTTTTACTATGGCTGAGGGTCTACTTGAACCTGAGAAGGCAATAGAAATGGCGGCAAACTTCCAAATGTTAGGAGGAGCGGTTGGAGACTTAGGAGACCCATTCAAACTATTACATATGGCTCAAACAGATGTTGAGGGATTACAAGACGCTGTTTTAGGTATGGCTGAATCGGCGGTGTCATTTAATGAAAAAACGGGTGAATTTGATATATCCACTACCGAAATGTACAGGTTGAAAGAAGCTGCGGGGGCTGTGGGTATGTCATATACAGAAATGACAGATATGGCAATGAAAGCTGCCGAAAGAACCAAAAAACTTGATATGTTAGGCGGTCTTAGTGAAATAGATGACGATAAAAAAGAACTTCTAGCAAGTATGGGTAACATAAAAGGAGGTGAAATTGAAGTTCAAATACCGGTATTTAATGAAGCGGGTAAACAAATAGAAGTCGCAACAAAAAAGGCACAGGACCTCAACAAAGCCGACTTCGCTACCTTGGAAAAAATGCAAACAGAATCTGCAATGTCAGATAAAGAAATTGCTGTAAAAAATATGGGATATTTGGAAACTATTGCGAATACGGTTGCGTCGGCAGATTTTGCACCTGTTATGTTAGGGACCAATACAAAAGGGGTTACCGACGCCCAAGAAGCATTTAAAGCAGTTGCTGATGAGGCATTATTAGGTTTAAATGAAGCTTTTAGTGCAGATGAGGTTGCGGAATACGGTAGAACACTCACAAGACATATTGCAGAAGGAATGAATAGTGAGGAAGCGGCAGAAGACTTCCAAGACCAAGTAGGAAGAATGGGACAAGCTTTAATAGATATACCACAAATTATGTTTGACAAAGCGAATGAAAAATTAGACGAAGAAAATCTTTTAAAAGATTTAAAATTAGATGAGATTATAGTTACAAAATTAGAAGAAATAAGTACTTCATTTTTGGGTGTTGGTGAATCCTTAATAAATGCGTTTCCCCCCGCCGTTGCTGACCAAATAAAAGAACAAGCGACTGCCGTGAGTGGTGGATTAATTTTAGTGGGAGATGCTCTAGAATATGTCTTAGGTAGAAATATCGATAAAATTATGAGCGGAAGTCAGGATAATAGTCAGGATAATAGTCAACAACCGAACCCCTCAAGTAATACAGTACCGTCTAGTTTACCAATAAACCCCTCAAGTAATACAGTACCGTCTACTTTACCAATAGAAGAACCTGAGGAGCAAGACTTTATATTAAGACCTGGTATGGACCCAGTATCATTTAGAAAAGATGATTTAATACTCGGAGGAACAAAATTATTTGACGCGGTTAACAGTATAAATGGTATGGGTGGTAATATGGATACGGCAAATGCAGGTTCTGTAAACGGAAATGTAAAATTAGATGTTGGAGGTAAAATAGATTTAAGTGTTGACGGAAAAAACCTACCCCAAAACATATCATCTGAACAATTGGCAATGGAAATAGTTAACAACCCCAACTTCACTAGTAAATTAATATCAATATTTACTGACTCAAATAACACTTATTCTGTATAAAAATTTAGAATTAATCTATTTATATAAAAATAGATTTATATGCCGAGTGAATTAACATTTGATGCAACAGAAAACTTTAGAAAAAGACTGTTAATTAGAAACCTTGAACCGTACAAAGAAGGTTATAAGGGAAATGATAGTCCTGGTAGTTCTGAATTTTCTCTAAAAGACCTTGGAGTTGTTGATAGTACTAGAGTTACTGAACTTCAAGTCAATGAAGAGGCGAAAAAAAGGGCATTTATATCTAACCAATACGGACCTGAAGGTGGGTTCAAAGACCTTATAGACATAAGAGATATAGAAAAAAAGATAGAACAAAGAGAAAGTTACTATACTTTTGTAGCTTCAACCTACAACGCATTTAATCTACTTACATCTTTTAACCCTACAGGAACGAACGGAAGTTTAACTCAGGATTCTGCATTGGCACAAATTGCGGGTAACCAACTAAAAACCGAGTTTGAGTATCGTATCGCGGAAGAAACATATCAACAAACATTAGGTAGAATTAATATAATTGATGCATTATCTGACCCATTTGATGCATTAGCTATTGCGACAGGTAATGAACAAGCGATTGAAAGCGATTGGAAAATCTCTGTACCTGATAATATTATTGGTAAAGGATTAGATTTTATTAGTCGTATATCGGGAGTTTATTCACCATATTCATGGATTCCTGGTAGTTACTTCACAAAAGTTGAAGAACAATCAAGTATTAATCAAGCATCGAGGGGAGATGGGGAGTATAGCGATAGAGGAACATTATTACCAGATGCAAATAAAAGGTCTTCAGAACTTTTTATATCTAATACAGGTAGAGGACAAACAAAAAGATTATTTAAGAGTTTATCTCTTAATGTATTTGCACCGGACTATACAGATAATAATAGGGCTTTTGGGTTAAAAGCACCTTCAGGTAATTATTACGTGGGGAGTAAAACACAAGACCCTAAAGACATTATCGCACCCCCAAATGAGTTACCGATAGACCAATTTGGTAATAGAGTAAGAACTCCCGTTAGAGGATACTCGGAATTGGCTAAACTATATGAGGGTAATTTTTCATTTAAATTTGGACTTAACGGAACTAAATTTTTAAGGGTAGGAACCGCGACAAATAGTAGTTACGACGCACCTAGATTACAAGGAGGATTTACATGGACTAGTTTAAATGGTTTAAGGTCTGCGGGAAGATTTGTTTCAGAAGGTGGCGGTCTCGGTTCTGTCGATAGTAACTTCACATCAAATGTTCAGTCATCATTTGATGCGGGGGTATCAACACAATACGATTTTAAAAAAGGGTCTATATTAGACGACACTCAAAAGTTAATTGATGCTGCAGAGGGATTACAAGGTGACGCAAGATTACAACATGTTGGAACCGCAATAAACCAAGTATCTAAAGTTTTCAATGATGGTACAAGAGAGATGACTAAAGGTTCAAGGGTGTATCAATATACTGATTCATCAACGGGTGAAATACAAGGTATCGAATATTGTCGTGTATTTAGTAAAGATATACCATATTTTTCTAATTCTGAATTACAGAAAGAAGACGGTATGACTAATCAAAACAGAAGATTCCAATATTCTGTACTAGATAACACCTATAATCTTAATATTGCACCATTTAGAGATGACGATTCAACTAACATACAAGATGACAAAGTAAAGAAGTATATGTTCTCGATTGAAAATTTAGCTTGGAGGACATCGAGTAAACCTGGTTTTACTTACTCTGATTTACCTGTTTGTGAAAGAGGTCCTAACGGAGGTAGAATTATGTGGTTCCCACCATACGATATGAAGGTATCTGAAACAAATTCAACAAATTGGACGTCTAATGAATTTTTAGGAAGACCCGAACCTATTTACACATATAATAATACAACAAGACAAGGTAGTTTATCTTGGAAAATAATTGTTGACCACCCATCAATATTAAATGCAATTGTTGATAAAGAATTGGCGGGAAAAGATTCACAAAAAGTAAATGATATTGTTGACTCATTTTTTGCGGGATGTAGAAAATATGATATATATGAATTAGCACGAAGATTTCCACAATTTACATTAAAAGACATCTATGAAATTGTAACAGAAACAACAGACATAAAAACATATGAAAACTTTTCAAAAGATATTGAAAGAATTAATATAACTGAACAAGAACCCGTAATTGAAGATTACACAAAAGAAATTACTGAGTCAGATTATGCATTTGAGTTTTACTTTGATAATGATGTACCAGGACCAAGAACTTCATCTGCAGTAACAACAGATGAAAGTTATGAAAGTAATTTAAATTTATATATAAGCGCAGAAACTAGAGACACATACTTTATAAGTGCTGACGAAGACCAACAAGTTCCTGTTGACGGGTTTTACGAAAACTTCTTAGGTGATGAAACCAATAATATAATAAAAACAAAAACCGAAAACTTAGTCATGAAAATGGCTAAAGCGTTAGAAAAAGGAGCAGAATCAATTATAATTGATTTAAAAGGGTCTGCTTCATCACCAAACTCTAGTGAATATAACCTATCACTTTCAAAGAGAAGGGTAGACTCGGTAAAAAAATATATACTATCATTTCCTCAGTTAAGTAATTATAAAGATAAAATAATCTTTAATGAAGTATCGGTTGGGGAAGATACCGAAGTGAATATGGGAAGTGGTGACTACGGTACCGAAAAATGTTCTACAGCATTAGTAGGTAATAATACAACATACTCAGTCACTGCTATGGCATGTAGGGCTGTGACTATAAAACACATAGAAGAAGTTCCCTCACCACCCGAACAAAGAACTACTGAAGTACCACCAGAAGAAACGATTATAACTGATACGATAACAGGTCAAACAGAAATAATAAGACAAAAAGAAACTAAAAAGTCACAACCAAGAAACGAAACGGCTAAAATAATAGTTAAAAAACTTTTAACTGAGTGTGACTACTTTAAAATGATGGAAGAGAGTACCCCTAGGGTGTATCAAGGAATTAAAGAAAAGATAAAATATTTTCAACCGGCATTTCACTCTATGACCCCTGAAGGTTTAAATAGTAGACTTACTTTTTTACAACAATGTTTAAGGCCGGGAGATACAATACCTGTTATAGGTGAAGATGGTAAACCAAGAGAAGGTGACGTTAAAAACACCGCATTTGGGGCTCCACCTATTTGTGTATTGAGAATCGGAGATTTTTATCACACAAAAATCGCAATTCAACAAATGAGTATTAATTTTGAACCACTAACGTTCGATTTAAACCCTGAAGGTATTGGAGTTCAACCGATGATAGCGGACATTAATATGAGTTTTTATTTTATAGGTGGACAAGGTATAAAAGAACCCGTTTCTAGATTGCAAAATGCGTTATCATTTAATTACTATGGTAATACTGAAGTTTATGATGACCGTTCGGTGGTTACCGAAGATAGGTCAGAATTAAATAGGGACATTTTAAATAAAATAATGGACTCAAATGACTACTCATTAACAGAAAACGGAGAAGTTGAAAGAAGTGAAGAGGCGGGAGATACTATAGGTGAAATAACAAGTACTCAAACAGGTACTGAACTAACAGGAACAACATTCGATTTAATAGGTGAAATAAACTATAAAGCACCTGTTGTCGACTACGTCAAAAAAACACAAGCATATACACAAAATATTATTACCACTGTTGAAACCGTAAATACATCCCATTCAAGAATAGGTCTTTATTATCTAACACAAAAAAGAAACTACACAGAAGGTTATGTAACAGGGTATTTAGATGGTAATAATGAATATGAAACAAATTTATTTGGTAAACCGATAGAAATACAAAATAGGGTAATTGATTTAAAAAACAAACTATTAGAAGATGTTGATAATGATGAAAATCCATTTTTAAAAACACCTACTACAACAATCTATGAACAAAATTTAAAAAATAGTGATATAAAAAAATTTAAAAAGAATTTAAAAACACTTATTGAAAAAAGAACAAATGAATATGCTCAGATTATGGAAGGTCACGGGAATAGTGTAGTAGGGGTACAAACAGATTTTACTAGAATTAATGATAAACTAAATTTAATTACAACAAGTACTGACGGTTATAAAAACAAAAAAGGTAGGGCATTTATACTTTCATTATCAGCAACTACTGAAGTTGACCCTTCGTCAGATATGATAGACACATACGGGGAGTTAGTTGACGACATCCAAACAGTGGGAGAAGATATGAAAAATTTTTATGAAGAATTATTTCAGGGAGTAGATAATAGCGATGATGATTTTGATTTTGAAGACGAAGACGATAATATAAGTTATGGTCTTTTACCTGAAAAAGATAATTTATACACAGATTTTTTATTCCCACCTTATAACACAGAACCACAAACAAGATTTTGTACGATTAATTTTGGTTTTGTAATTAACAACCCTGAGGAATTAAAAAGACAAATTTTAGGTGAAAAACTAATAGAAAAAGCAGAATGGGTATTTTGGGCCGACACAGTAATTAACGGTATAGGAACACAGCCAAATAATTTTTCAGCAGGTTCACTACCAAACAATAACTGGGGGTTACAGAGTATATATAAAAAACTACAAGGAGATTCAAACAGAAGTGTCGAGAGGTTTAAAAATAAACCAATATGTTTAAAATTTAATTTATACCAACCATTTAATTTAGAAAAAACAAGAAACTTCACATACATACAAAAACCACAAGAATCTGCTGACGACAGTAAGGTAAATTACTTTAACGCAACATTTAAATCAGGATTAAACGATGGACCCAAAAACATCTTTAATGAAAAATATACATTTAACTAATGAGATACTATAATAGATACCAAGATTTTTTAGTTAACGGAAAACAAACAGTAGTCCCATTTGTTAATATCCCATCTAAACCTACAGATAAAAAATTTATATATAAAGTAAGTAGGAGTAGATTAGATAAAGTCAGTATGGAATTTTATGATACCCCTTATTTTGGTTGGTTAATCTTAGCAGCAAACCCTATGTACGGTGGATTAGAAAATAATATTAGTGATGGGGCGGTTTTAATTATACCCTTTCCTTTAGTGAATTCTTTACAAGATTATAAAAAGGCATTAGATACACACTTCTTCTATTATGGCAGGTAATGAATTTTATAACAATCAAAATGTATATGTAGAAACCGATTACGATAACATTATTGTTGTAGACCCTAACAAAGTTGTTGATAGTGGAGGTAAAGTTTCTGAAAGGTTAGTAAACCACGAAGAGTTGGTTATGTATGCAAGTTTAGAGGCTAAAATAATACCACGGAGTAAATTAGTCGTAGGTGATAATTTTGAAACTGCCGTAGAAAATATTAGAGTAGGTGCTATAGATGACAATAGAGAAACCGTAATTAACTTTATGAAGCCTCAATCACAAGATACAGGTGAAGGGGAAACACAAGATTCTTATTTAGATACCTCTTGGACTGATAATTTAACATTAGGTAGAACACGTAGTGGAGATGTTGATTCACAACTTTTAGGAATAACAAATATATCGATAAAGATAAACACATCATACGCCGCTTTAGTTAGTATTGAAATGGAGGACGTACAAGGAAGGGTCTTGTTTGAACAAGGTGAGAACTCACCATACAGTGCGTTTTTTCATTTACCATATCCATTATTTACTTTAACAGTAAAAGGATATTATGGTAAGGCGTTAAGATATGAATTAATGTTAAAAGATTTTAACGCTAGATTCGACCCATCATCAGGTAACTATAAAATAACTACGAATTTTATTTCTCGTACCTATGCACTTCTTTCTGACATATCTGTAGACTCTCTTTTCGCCTTACCACATATGTATGAAAGAACCGCAACATTAGGACCTGAGAAAACTTCTACAAATAACGAAGGAGGTTCACAAGAAGTAAGAAGAATTAAATCAACTAGAGGGTATGACATGATAAAAAATGTATACAGCTCTTACAAGGCAAAAGGATTAATAGACGATAACTTTCCAGAGTTAACACTAAGCCAGATGTTAATGAAGTTGGAAAACTTCGAGAGATACGTTATGGAATCATATGGTAAGGAAGATTTTGCAATACTAAACGATATAGACACATATAGAAAAACATTAAAAGAATATGAAAGTAAAATATATGGACAAATAACAGATAATTGGGAAACAAAATACGTAGATAGAAATTTACCGATAGTATTAAACATACCAAACTCACCAATATATTATCCCATTAAAAAAGAATTAATTAGTGAGGAAAATAGTGCATTACAAAATATAAGTGATTCTATTTCGGCACTTGATACCATTGTTAAAGAGTATAATAAAAAATTAAATGATAACGCAACATTTGGAAGTGATGGACAAGCAAAGGTACACGGAGAAAAATTAGAAACCACACTCACCTCAACAATAAGTTTAAATAATTTTTTACAACAAATCACTAATCCTGATGATATAGATTACGAAACTACTTTCGAAATAAGAAACAGAAGGGCCGGAACATCACAAGAAGTGGAACAACTTAGAATAGAAATAGAAACAGAACTTAAAATTAGTGGATACCAAGTAGATGCTGAAACACTTCAAATGGAAGACAATCAGTTACTACGAACATTTTTTGTTTTTGGAGATGTATATGGAAAAGTAAAATATTACCCGATTAGCTTCTTAGGTAAACTACAAAGATTAAATGATGATTTCGAGACTAAGAGAAGTATGATAGAAGAAAAAATGTCACAAGCTTTAGCCGAAAAAATAAAAAACCCAAACATCGGATTAGGATTTTATCCAACAATAAAAAACGTAATAGCGGTTATATCTGCAAGTGCCGACGCCTTTTTAAGGTTAATGGACCAAGTACACGATGAAGCGTGGGAACAAAGAAAAGACCCCGTAAGAAGAAATGCGATATTAGCACCAGAAAAATCACAAGGAGTTGAAACAAATAGTGGTAACGTGCCAACAACTAATAACCCACAAGAAGAGACTGCAATTGTTTATCCTTGGCCACAGTATTTTGTTAATTCCGTAGATGAAGATGGAAATGAAGAACTAAAAGATACATATCCTGGCGACTACACTGTGTCCTCACAATTAAGGGCGTTTTCTTCAGTTTTATGGCCTGAGGTTAGATTTGTGGAAGAATATATGAAAGGTGCGACTCAAAAAGAACCGGGTAATATTGATTTTGATTTAGAAAACACATTAAAAGATACACCATTTATGGGTATAAATGCTGTAGAATTCCCAAATCAAAACCGACCTTATACCGATTTAAATATTGTACCATTTGTATATGAAATTTTTGAAAGGTCACAACTAAGTAGTAATTACACAAATCTATACAAATCTAGTGGATATAGGGACGAAATATATAGTGTAGTAAGTGATTTTGAATATAACAATCTTAAAGAGTCTGTGGTCAACTCAACAGAGTTAATTGAGTTATTTAAAAACTTTGCCTTTAGTTATGAAAACTTATTAAAGTATATGAAATCTATTTCTAATGATGGAGAAGGTGCAAGTTGGAATTTACTTTCAAGAGGTGAATTCACAACACCTTACATTAAATCATATTTAGAAAACGACTATGGTATATATGATTTGAGTTATTTAGAAGGGGACACGACTACTGTCGAGTCCAGCGTTGAAAATATCGACAAATTAAAAAAATACCTCAAAGAAAATTACTCAGACGAAATGTCATTCAGTGATGGTTACCCGTTTAATAATCTTTCTTGGATACAAAAAAATCTATCACAAGGGTCGCAACTAAGTTCAATAAGGTTAAGTAATGATACATCTAAGATGTTTACTATTAATTCAACTAAAAAAACAATTGCTTCTTTTGGGGTTGAAGATGGTATTGAGGCTTTATCTGAATTGGGTAAAACATACACTAAAAAACCATTCTCATACTTTGAATGGATTTTAAATTATAGTGACTCACCAACACAAGAAACGAGTGACCTTGAGTCCTCAATTAACTCTAATGGTAACACAAATTATTTAACAAATGCTCAAGTTATAAACTATTATAACTTAAGAATGCAAAAAGATTTAGTTTTAACAGAATCTTTTGTTGACTACGGAACTAAATACGATACAACTAAAAACTATATTGTTAATAAACAAACAACATCTTTATTAAACACTCCTTACTTTATTAACTCAATCATGAAAGGAGTTGAAAATGAGAAAAACGATATACAAAATCCATATACCGCATTAGGGTACTTATACCTAAACTCCTTACCACTATCAACACTAAGGGAAAAGTTTAAATCAAACTCAAACAAAATAACGACTGACTTAAATTATATTTTTGCGACATTAAACAAGTATTCTGCGATACATAAATTACCATATTTATTTATTTTAAAGTACGGGTCTATATGGCACAGATATAAGAAATATCAAAACGATAATATTGACATATTAGACGAGGTATGGAAAGACTTTGATTATGTAAATGCGTATGACCCAATTTCAGATAGCACGTCTAAGTCGTATACGTTTAATGATTATGGTGGGAATAACACTACGATAAAGCAGTATGAACAATTTATAGAGCCTATACAATTAAATGTAGGAGACCCTGCCTTCTTAGGCGGAGACCTTAACGTTACGATAGACCTTGAGTCAACAAGAGTCCAAAATGGGTTCTTTCCTAAGGTTATGAATGACGTTTATTATTTCTTCACTAAAAAAGATGTCTTTAATACGTATTCATCATCAGAATTACAAAGCGCCCAAACTGAAAAAGGATTACAAATCGGGACAACATCCAAAACAAGGATAAAACTTTCTAAAAATCCTGAATCCGATTACCAAATGAATACATGGTCTCAGTATTTTAATGTACAAGGTAATTTTGATTTTAGAGAAAACGAAGAAAATAAAGTTTTAATTATTCCTTCTTTTGGTCAGGCTAAATTTAATCAAGCTAGGTTTGAGTGTTTTGACACAATTGGTAATCACAAACAAAACGTAACAACAAATCCATCCATTTATAACGGAGGAGTAAGAGCGTTATGGTCGTCATCTAATTTTGGGTATTTCTCAAATGAAATGATTGACAAACCCAAACCAAATCAGTATATAAAACATATAAACCCTGATGATAGAAATGAACAAGCATTTAATTTAGGTAATAGTACATCACTAACATATTCATCAATAGATGATATTTTTGGAGTCTTTACTAAAGACATGTTAGATTTATTTGAAGAACACTTTTTAAATTTTTGCCAACCACCAAATAAAACACAATTCTTAGTTAATAGAGGAAATACAACATTCGAAGAATTTTTAAATAGTAATGAGATAAAAGGACAATATGAGAATGGAGAAGTGCCAGCTTCGGAAATTAGTAGGTGGAAGGCGGTGTATGAAAACCAAGAAAGTTTATATAATGGACCTAACTTATATAGATACGATTTAAATATATATGAAGTTTTAAAATCTTTATTGATGGTTGAAAAACCAGAAACACAACAAAACTTTGATAACGTCCTAACGTCATTAACTAAATCACAAAGTAATCAATTTATAAACTACCACATAGATTTATTTATAAATAAAGACACGGTACTTAAAATTGGTAACCCCTCAAAATATAACAATAAAGTTTATGGTTCATTAACCACATTATCTTCACAAAAAATAAAAGACCCATACAACTTCGGAAATTATGTCATAGGTTCTCTACCAACAGAAGGGGGAGGAGTTAGTTTAGGCACAAGTAAAGGTTCATACCCTGAAGCTTGGAGAGCTATGTACGAATACGTAGGAGATTTTTCCGAAACAGGTTTTAGATATGGAGATAACGGTTCATATTTAACTGACTTTTTCGTTGACATGGGATTTGAATTTAATGAAAGTAATGTAGAATTATTATCACCATTAATTAAAATATACGGAGCCAAAAAATCACAAGACCCATCTATGAATAAAAGTAAATTTATAGGTGACCTAAACGATTATATGTTAGAGCAGGAAAATTTCCAAGAGAATATACTTAATCAAATATTCATAAAATTAAATAGGGACTTACCTTCAGTATCAATCACTGAAGAGGCGATTGGATTGTCTAAAATTGATGGAAATATACCAAAACTTGAACTATGGAAAACGTTTCAAGCACTTAACGATAAATGGGTGGCAGGGCAAGACTTTAAAAACAGAACTATTTTTGAAGACTTTTTATTCTTAGACAGGGCTAATAGACCAATAGGGGATAAGGTAGTTGTAAATATTTCTGAATTAGAAGGATTTATAACCGGTAGAAATGATAAAATGTCAGTGTACGGACTTTTAGGTCTAATTTACCAAAAAAATAATTTCACATTTATACCAACACCGGCTTATACAAATTTTTATGGTCGAAACGATAGAGTTAAAAAAGGAGAACCGTTACCACAGGACATACCAAACGACTTATTTGGTACATTTATGGAAGTTGATACAAAGGATAGTAGACCAAGAATGATAGGTATATATGTTGGTGAACCATCAGCTAATTTGGGTACAGGGCAGAATAATACTTTTAGAAAAGGTGATGATGCATTTGATATAACAAACCCATCGGATTGTCCATTAAGAGAAAATCAAACAAATAAAACTAATTATTCTGAAAGTAATAGATGTGTAGGATTTCAAGTAGATTTCGGAAAAAGAAATCAGGGAGTGTTTAACTCAGTCTCTATAGACATGAACCAACATAAAAACATAGGACCAACATTCCAAGTATTAGCAGATATGGGTTCACAAGCATCGGGACAACAAGTTGCTCAACAATCACAATCTCTGTATAACTTTTATAAAACACGAAGTTACACCTGTCAAGTACAATCATTAGGTAATGCGATGATACAACCTACAATGTATTTTAATCTTACAAACGTACCATTATTTTATGGACCTTACTTAATAATGAATGTGACACATAATATAACTAACAGAGGGTTTACCACTAACTTTGACGGAATTAGAATACCAAAATTTGCACTTTCACCACCAGATAAATTAGTTGCAAGTGTAAATAGACAAATATTAAAACAATATCAAGAAAAAGTTAGACAGGAAGAAATAAACGCTAAAACAGGAGAAACTGAAAACAATTTAGCGCTATCTAAAATGAAAAATATTAAACAAGCCCCTGAGGATAAAGGTCAAGAAATTACAAAATATCCTGAAAAACCATTTACCGATATGGTGAAGACACCGATACAAGCACAAGATGTAATTAACTATGTTAATAATAATAATTTTACAAGCGATAAAATTAAAATTTTAATATATGGAATTGCGACACAAAATAAGTCTGTCAGAGAAAATTGTTATAATAATAATATTATGGATGTAAGGACTGACGTATTAGTTCCTAATAGAGACCAATTCTTTGATTCACAAGTATGTGTACAAAACGGTGAAACTTTAACAACAATAGCATCATTTGATACTATCGATAAATCGTTAGACTTTATGAGGGCAACACTAAACCCGATTGGACCAATGGCAGACTCTATATACGATGTTTTAGAACAAGGAACCACCACAAACGAATTACCTAAGACACTTACAATACTTTATATGAGTAATGTATACCTTAATCCTCCATTTAGTGGTACTGCATCAGATATAATAAATGAGGTAAACCGTCAAAAAAACACAAACGAGAAATTCAAGACTAATTACGACCAATGGTTGAATATATTTAAATCAGTAGTACAGAGAGGAGAAATTTGAATATTCTTGATAATAAACATATTTATATAAAAAGATTACAGATGAACATCAAAAAATTATTAGACGACTATCTACAAAAAGATAGTAGAATTACAGAAAGAGATAACGGAAATGGTTATAAAGAGGTTTGTGATTTAGACACAGGTGATTGTTATACAGTCAGAATGAGGGACGGTCTAATAGAAAGAGTTGATAACACCATGAAAGTAAATAAAACAATGAAAGTTGAAACACGTCATGGTGTTAAAACATTATTAAATGGGTAAAAATTACAACAATGTCTATAGATAAAAAAATTATAAATGAAATCGAGAGATATAATAAAATAAATAATTATATCATTGAGCAGGAAGAAACTGAATTACCACCATTACCTGATGAGGGAGGTGAAGAAACGGATGATGTTGGGTTAGACACAGAAACTGATGTTGAAGAAGTTCCCGAACCTGTTGATGTAGAAAGTGACCCTGACGTTGAAGTTGTTGGTGATGAAGGAATTGAAACAACTGAAGATAGTGGCACTGAAGAGTTAGATGTTACTGAACTAGTGACATCACAAAAAGAAATATCGGACAAACAAGACGAGTATATGGAAACAATGTTTAGTAAGTTAGATGATTTGACTTCTAAACTTGGTGAGATGGATACAATCTTAAATAAGATTAATGACTTAGAACAAAAAGTCGAAAAATACAGACAGAAATCACCTGAAGAAAAGTTACAACTTAGAAGTCTTGATAGTTATCCTTACAATCAAAAACTCACCGATTTTTTTATGGACAAACAAGATGAACTTGAACAGACAGGTAAGAATGAATACGTTCTTACTTCAGATGATGTAGAAAGTTATTCAGATGGTGATATCAAAAAGTCATTTGATAAACCATTTGAAGATGAAGAAAGGTTATAAACTATTATTTTTATCGATTACTTTTTTATTAACGGGATGTTATAACCAAATCCCAACTAAAGTATACAAAAATCCGAGTAAATTTGGATTTGACGCAATGATTCCCACATATTGGGACGGACAATATCCTATAAGATATTGGGAGAACACAATTAAAATTGGTGAAGAATGGACAGATTGGAATGGTATGACATGGGTAATTGAATTTCATCCAAACAATGATAGTCTATTAATAATTAAAACTAATTTAACAAAATAAAAAAAGACCTCATAGGGGTCTTTTTTATTTATACCACATTTGACTTAGTACTTTTCTCACTTATATTTGTTGATGAGTAACAGATAAAATTTTAACGAATAAAAGAAAAAACTATGGCAAATGCACTCGACGCAGTACTACAACAGTACGAAAAAAACACAGAGTCCCGCGGTGGCGGAGACGGTATGACACAGGAGCAACGTCTTAAGAAGTATTTCACTACGTATCTCCCTAAAGGAACCAAATCAGGACAATCTAGAGTTCGTATACTCCCAACACCTGACGGCTCATCACCATTCAAAGAAGTATGGTTTCATGAAGTCCAAGTAGACGGACGATGGGTTAAACTATATGACCCAGGTAAAAATGATGGAGAACGTTCTCCTTTGACAGAGGTTTATGAAGAACTTATGTCTACAGGTAAAGAGTCCGATAAAAAGTTGGCGATGCAGTATCGTCCTCGTAAATTCTATATTGTTAAGGTTATTGACCGTGACAATGAAGAAGATGGAGTTAAGTTTTGGAGGTTTAAAGACAACTACAAGCAAGAGGGTATCCTTGACAAAATCATTCCAATTTGGAGAGCGAAAGGTGATATCACCGACGCTAACGAAGGTCGTGATTTGATTGTCGAACTATCTAAATCTAAAACTAATTCAGGTATCGAATACACAGTTGTCCAAACGATTATGTATGATGACCCAGCACCTTTGAGTGACGATTCCGACCAAATGAAGGAATGGGTTGAAGATGAAATGACTTGGTCTGACGTTTACGCACAACGACCCATCGAATACCTTGAGGCGGTTGCACGAGGTGAGACCCCTGTATGGGATTCTGAACTTAAGAAGTTTGTCTATGGTGATGATACCACTGAAACTATTGGTGGTACAACAACCACTAAGGCAGAAACTACTGAGACAGTTGAAGACCCACAAGAAAAAATGGAAGTCGACGAAGACCTTCCTTTCTAACAAAAACAAAACCATAGATAGGGAAGTCTAAAAGCTTCCCTATCTTTCTCATTACGAAATTTTCGTAACGAAAAAAACAAAATACAATGGCAATTAAGAAAAAATCATTTAAAGACATAAAGAAGCAGTTCTCTTCTTCGGCAAAATTTAAACCACAGAGGTTTTATGATTTAGGAACTGAATTTTTGGATGCGGTTGGCGTACCAGGTCCTGCTATGGGACACCTTAATATGTTCTTGGGTCATTCTGACACAGGTAAAACTACTGCTTTAGTTAAAGCAGCCGTTGATGCACAAAAAAGAGGTATACTTCCTGTGTTTATTATTACAGAACAAAAATGGTCATTTGACCACGCAAAACTTATGGGTTTTGATTGTGAAGAAGTGGTAGATAAAGAAACGGGTGAGTTGGATTGGGATGGATTTTTCATCTTTAATAACAACTTTGAATATATTGAACAAATTACCGACTATATTAATTCTTTGTTAGACGCTCAAGAAAATGGTGATTTGGATTATGACCTTTTATTCCTTTGGGACTCTGTAGGTTCTGTACCTTGTAAGATGACTTATGATGGTAAAGGAGGTAAACAACACAACGCGGCAGTACTCGCAGATAAAATAGGTATGGGTATAAACCAAAGAATCTCAGGTTCACGAAGGTCAGACTCAAAACATGAAAATACTTTGGTTATTGTTAATCAACCATGGGTCGAATTACCCGATAATCCCTTTGGTCAACCTAAAATCAAAGCAAAAGGAGGTGAGGCTATATGGTTGAATTCGTCCATGGTGTTCCTGTTTGGTAATCAAAAGAACGCGGGCACAACAAAGATTACCGCGGTAAAAGATAAAAGAAAAGTTAAGTTCGCTAGTCGAACAAAAGTATCCGTAATGAAAAATCACATCAACGGGTTAGGATATGAAGATGGTAGAATCTTAGTTACTGCACATGGATTCCTCGCAGGTAAAGATTCGACTGAAGAAAAAAAATCTATTGAAAATTACAAAGCAGAACACTCTGAATATTGGAAAGAGGTTATTGGAACAGGAGGTGACTTTAAATTGGAAGAAGATAGTGGAACCTTTGATATAAATGAGTTGTGACAAAAACCCTATTAGTTGACGGAAACAACCTATTTAAGATAGGTTATCACGGAGTTCGTGAATATTACCATAAAGGTAATCACATTGGTGGCATCTACCATTTTGTGAATACCCTACGTAAATTTATATCCGAGTACAACTATGACAAGGTAATTGTTTTTTGGGACGGAGATGATAACTCAGTTCAGAGAAAAAAAATATTTGCGGAATATAAAGAGAATAGACGATATAATCGACTTAACGATATTCAAAAACAATCTTTTAATTGGCAACTAAAGAGAGTTAAAGAATACCTTGAGGAGATGTTTATTCGTCAGGTGGTGGTGGATGGTAACGAGTCTGATGATATGATTGCCTACTACTGTCAAATCTCTTTAGACGAACACAAAACGATATTCTCTGCGGATAAAGACTTAACACAACTCATCTCTGAGAATGTGCAGATATATTCTCCATCCCAAAAACAAATGATTAAAGACGGGGATAAAGTCAAACTGAAAGACATTTCAATTCCCCACCAAAATGTGGCTACCTTCAAAATAATATCTGGTGACAAATCAGATAATATTGATGGTATCTACTATTTTGGTGAAAAGACTTTTTCAAAACTTTTTCCTGAGATACTTGATTCTGTAGTGTCTGTTGACGACATTTTACAAAAGGGTGAAAAACTACATGAAAACGATAAAGACAATAGAGCGTTACAAAACTTGTTATCAGGAAAGACAAAAAGAGGGGTTTATGGAGAAGAGTTTTATGTTATTAACAAACAACTTGTCGACCTTTCACAACCTTTGTTAACGGAAGAAGCGAAGGAACTCGTTCAACTGTATTACGAAGAGGATATTGACCCTGAAGGTCGAGGGTATCAAAACCTTATGAGAATGATGATGAACGATGGAATTTTTAAATACTTACCAAAAACAGACAATGCATGGGTGTATTTCTTGACACCTTTTATGAAACTTACAAGAAAAGAAAAAAGAAGATTTAGAAAAACTAATTAAAAAAAACAAAAAAATGAGTAAAGAAAAGAATGACATTACCAAGATGGAGTTTCTACTCACATTGAATGACAATATCATTGTACAGAGATACTACAATGTTAAAGGTTATAATGAAGGGACTAAAAGTAGTGTAGAATTAGCAGATACTGTAAGTGATATATACAGTAAAATTCACAATGATTTAAAAACCAAAACTGTTTGGTATATGTTGGAAAATCAATATCAAATCATGTCCGACCCTCAAATAATAGAAACATCTATGACAGATGACGATGAGACTTTTAACATATACGTCAAGTATAATGACGAAGTTATTATGCACCGCGGTTGGGATGGAAAAAAATATCCACCTAAGATTAGGTACACTGTAGATGTAAGACCTCATTTAAAGTCTATTCTGAAGTCACTAACTGAAGTTTTTTCTTCTGACAAATTGACACAGAATTATATGGAATATACCCTTTCTTAAACATATTTATTAAAACACATTATTAGTAATTACAATCAACATGTCGAAGGAAAAAAATTTCGGATATCTCGGAAACACATTTCAAATACAATTATTAAATAACATCGTTCTTTATAAGGACTTTGCTTCTTCCATTGTTGATGTAATTGAACCAAAATACTTTGATAATCAGTATTTTAAGTTAATCATGCAAGTTCTCAAAGAGTATTACCAAAAGTACGAACACACGCCTTCGTATAATACTCTTGAACAACTTATTAAGTCAGAAGTATCGTCTCCTATGGCTCAGAAGATAGTTCTTGATATGATGGAGCAAGTAAAAGAAGCCCCTGCCGAAGGTGAATCTTTCGTACAGGAAAAAGCTCTTAAGTTCTGTAAACAACAAGAACTTCAAAAAGTCATGTCTAAGGCACAAAAAATCATTGATAAAGGTGATTTTGAATCTTATGACCACTTGGAGGAAATGGTAAGAGAAGCTTTACAAGTTGGAGAAGTAGATGCTGGTACTGCTGAGGTTTTCGCAAACCTTGAAGAAGTACTTGAGGAAGACTTCAGACACCCAATCCCTATGGGAATACCAGGTATTGACAATCTACTTAAAGGTGGAATGGCTAAAGGTGAGTTAGGAGTTATTTTGGCACCAACAGGTGTCGGTAAATCTACACTCTTAACAAAGATTTCAAATCACGCATTTAACTTAGGATATAACGTTCTTCAAATTTTCTTTGAGGATAACCCTAAGATTATTCAAAGGAAGCATTTTACTTTATGGACTGAAATTGCACCCGATTTATTGTCAATGCACAAAGACAAAGTTTTAAGTAAAGTTCAAGAAATCAGAGAAAATGCACCGAATAAGTTAGTTCTCAAAAAGTTACCGTCAGACACACTTACTATGAATCAGATTAAAAATCAGATTCGTAAGATGATAGCTGAAGGGACTAAGGTTGACATGGTCGTATTAGATTATATTGATTGTGTTGTACCTGATAAGAATTTAGGTGATGAATGGAAAAGTGAAGGTTCAGTTATGAGAGGTTTCGAGGCTATGTGTCACGAACTAAACTTGGTTGGTTGGACAGCAACACAAGGAAATAGAAGTTCTATTTCTTCTGACGTTGTTACTACAGACCAGATGGGAGGTTCAATTAAAAAGGCACAAGTTGGTCACGTTATTATTTCAGTTGCTAAGTCATTACAACAAAAAGAAATGAATTTAGCAACCATTGCAATTACTAAGTCACGTATTGGTAAAGATGGAATCGTATTTGAAAACTGTAAGTTTGATAATGAAATGTTAGAAATCGATACGGAGCAGAGTGTAACATTCCTTGGTCTTGAAGAACAAAAGGAGGAGAAAAACAAAGAAAGAATCCGTGAACTTCTTGAAAAAAGGAAACAAAAAGAAAATAAATCTTAATTAATTGTCTTAAAAGATGGAGAATCTAATGAATAAAGTAGAGAAAGATATGCGCTATGTGATAAAAAGAAGCGGAGATAAAGTCGTTTTTAAAACTGAAAAAATTGAAGTTGCAGTTTTAAAGGCGATGAAGAGCACTAACCAAGTCGACGAAGAGATGGCGGAAAAGATTGCTCGTATTACAACTAAAGCGTTGTTTAGAAATGATAAAGAAAGAATACCACACGTTGATGACATCCATGATATGGTTGAAAATAAATTAATGGATAATGGTCTTAACGAAGTGGCAAAAGAGTATATTGTATACAGGGCTAAAAACAGACCGAACATATTCTCAAAAAGAGTTAATTTAAAACCCTATGATTATCCTGAGTTAAATGAGTTTGTCGACGCCATTAGACATTCATATTGGGTACATACAGAGTTTAATTTTACTTCAGATATACAAGATTTTAAAGTACACTTAGACGAAAAAGAAAAAACCGCACTTGAAAGAGCGATGTTAGCAATCTCTCAAATTGAGATTGCAGTTAAGACATTTTGGGGAGATATATACAAAAGAATGCCAAAACCTGAAATTGGTAATGTTGGAGCAACATTCGCAGAGTCTGAAGTAAGACATGCAGATGCGTATTCACACCTAATACAGTTATTAGGTCTCAATAAAGAATTTGAAAACCTAATGCAAGTACCCGCAATTAGAAGAAGAATTAAGTACCTTGAAAAGTCTATATCTAATTCTAAAAGTGTTGAAAACAAAGACTATTTTGAGTCAGTAATACTATTCTCAATGTTTATTGAGAACGTTTCACTGTTTTCTCAATTTTTAGTTATTATGTCATTCAACAAACATAAAAATATGTTAAAAGGTATTAGTAACGCTGTTGAAGCGACATCTAAAGAAGAAAACATTCACGCTAATTTTGGATTTGATTTAGTAAACTTAATCAAGAAAGAAAATCCACGTTGGTGGACAGAAGAGTTAGTGGAAGATTTAATTGATGCGACTTTAGAAGCGTGTGATGCTGAGATTGAAATAGTTAATTGGATTTTTGAAAAAGGAGACTTAGACTTTTTAACTAAAAAGCAAACTATGGAGTTTATAAAGCATAGATTTAACGTATCATTAAACTCAATCGGTATTGATAGTATTTTTACAATAAATGAAACATTACTTGAAACTACTGAATGGTTTGATGATGAGATTTTAACAACAAAACACACAGATTTCTTCAATAAGAGAAGTATTAATTATAGTAAGAAATCAAAATCGATTACGTCAAACGATTTATTTTAATTTAATTACGATATAAAAAATGGAAAATAGAAAACCTTTTGATTGGATTAATGAGGAATCCATAACCTTTCTTCGGAGAGGGTATTTGAGTGAGGGTGAGGAACCTCTTGAAAGAATTAGAACAATTGCAGACCATGCAGAAAAAATATTAGGAATCGAAGGATTTGCTGATAAATTTTATGACTACATGAGTAAGGGATGGTATTCATTATCATCACCTGTATGGGCTAATTTTGGAAAAAAAAGAGGATTACCCGTAAGTTGTTTTGGTTCAAATATCGGAGACAATATTGAATCTATTTTATACACACAAGCTGAAGTTGGTGAAATGAGTAAAATGGGTGGAGGTACTTCAGGGTACTTTGGAAATATTCGTGAACGAGGTGCCGATATTACCGATAACGGTCATGCTCCTGGAGCAGTTCATTTCATGAATCTTTTTGAGAGTGTTGTTGATAATATCTCACAGGGCGCAACTCGTAGAGGACGTTTTTCACCTTATTTACCTGTTGAGCATCCTGACATCATGGAATTTCTTGAAATAGGGACAGAAGGGTTCCCAATCCAAGATTTGACACACGCAGTTACTGTTAGTGATAATTTCATGAAAGAAATGATTGATGGTGATGAGAAAAAAAGGGCTATATGGGCTAAAGTGATACAAAGACGTGGAGAAATTGGATATCCGTATATTATGTTTAGTGATACTATGAATAATAAATCACCTGAAGTGTATAGAGATAAAGGTGCTAAAATTTATAATTCTAACCTTTGTTCAGAAATTGCTCTTCATAATTCAGAAGAAGAATCATTCGTTTGTGTTTTATCGTCTATGAATGTATTACATTATGACGAATGGAAAGATACAGATGCGGTTGAGACAATGACATACTTCTTAGATGCGGTTGTTACTGAATTTTTAACTAAGATTGAAGATTTAAAATCTGATGGTTCTATTGAAGGTAATAGAGCGTTTTTCTATCTTGAAAAGGCATATAACTTTGCTAAGAGACAAAGAGCCCTTGGATTAGGTGTTTTAGGGTGGCATTCCTTACTACAATCAAAAGGGTTAGGGTTTGATACAAAAGAAAGTGCAAAGTTAAACGTAGAGGTGTTTAAATTGATTAAAGAAAAATCATATAGTGCATCCGCTGAGTTAGCTGAAAAATTTGGAGAACCTGAATATCTTGAAGGTTACGGACGTAGAAATGTAACACTTAATGCAATTGCGCCCACAACATCGTCAGCTTTTATATTAGGTCAAGTATCACAATCAATTGAACCAATTTGGTCTAATTGTTACGTTAAAGACGTGGCAAAACTAAAAGTGACGATTAAAAATCCGATACTTAAAAAACTATTAAGTGAATTAGGGAAAGATACCAAAGAAATATGGGATACAATTAAACAGAAGGACGGTTCAGTCCAACATCTAAATTTTCTAACAGACGAACAAAAGGATGTGTTTAGAACATTTGCAGAGATTAACCAAGCATCAATCATAAATCAAGCGTCGGTTAGACAGGATTATATTGACCAGTCACAATCATTAAATTTAATGATATCACCTGATATGCCGACGAGAGACGTTAATAAGTTATTAATTGATTCATGGAAGTTAGGAGTTAAAACACTATACTATCAACACTCTATGAATTCAGCTCAGGCATTTGCAAGGAAGAAATTAAATTTAAATGACCTACAGTGTGTGGCTTGTGAGGGATAAAAAAAAGACCCGTGTTTAGACACGGGTTTTTTTATAAAAATATTATAAGTTATATTTATTGTTATGGCAATAAAGAAAACATATGGAGTAAATTTTCCTTTTAGGGATAGTGCTGATGGTACTTACTTAGACTTAACTGAAAATGTACCTGAAGAAATAAGGGCGGATTTACTACATTTAATTCTAACACGTAAAGGGAGTAGATATTATTTACCTGATTTTGGAACAAGAATATATGAATTTATTTTTGAACCTATGGATGGACCAACATTTGACGCAATAAAATCAGATATACAGATTGCTTGTGACAAGTACATACCCAACTTACAGATAAACGATATTACCATACGACCATATACTGATGAAGACAAAAGCCCTATTGGTGATTTAAACATTGAAGACCAACAAAACACTTATGAAATGTTTGATATATTTAGAACCGCCGGTGAAGGTGTTGAAGAATATACTGCAAAAGTAAAAATAGACTATTCTATTAAAGATAGTACATTTGATACTAGAGATTTCATTATTATTAATATTTAAGGTAAATGGCTAATCGTAAAATTTCATATACAGATAGAGACTTTGAAGGACTAAGACAGGACCTGATTAATTTTACGCGTCAATATTATCCTGAGTTAATAGATAACTTTAATGACGCGTCCGTTTATTCAGTATTTTTAGATTTAAACGCTGCGATTGGTGATAACCTACATTACCATATTGATAGAAGTATACAAGAAACGGTATTACAGTATGCTCAACAAAAATCCTCAATATATAATATTGCAAGAACTTATGGATTAAAAATACCAGGTAATCGTCCCTCTATAGCATTAGTTGATGTTTCTATTACAGTACCTGCTTTTGGGGACCAAGAAGATAGTAGATACTTAGGTATTATAAGAGCGGGTTCACAATTCATAGGTGCAGGACAAATATTTGAAAATCCTGACGATATTGATTTTAGTACCCAATATAATAACAAAGGATTCCCTAATAGAACTAAAATACCTAATTTTGATTCTAATAATAGAGTAATTAACTACACTATAACAAAAAGAGAAGTTGTTGTTAATGGTACTACAAAAGTATTTAAAAAAGTTATTAATAACAATGACGTAAAACCATTCTATGAGTTCTTTTTACCCGAAAAAAATGTAATAAGTATTACTTCATTAATACAAAAAGACGGGACATCATATTCTAGTCCACCGACATATGATGAGTTTATTACTTCACCTGATAAATGGTACGAAGTTGACGCGTTAGCCGAAAATACAATTTTTGTTGAAGACCCAAGTAAAGCATCTGATAATCCAGGTATTAAAGTTGGAAGATATATAGAAACCGAAAATAGATTTATATCGGAATACACACCTGAAGGATACTGTAGAGTACAATTCGGTAGTGCTACAGTAACCGCGGACGACCAACTTGCTGAGTTTGCAAGAACAGGAATCCCACTTAGGTTACAAGACTATCAAAATAACATTGCTTTAGGTAAAACAGTTAAGGCAAATACAACTTTATTTGTGAAGTATAGAGTAGGTGGGGGAACAACATCTAACATAGGAGTTAATACAATTAATCAAATAGGAAATGTTAATTTTGCGGTTAACGGACCTTCACAAAACATTAATCAAAATGTACTTCAAAGTTTAAGGTGTAATAATGTAACCGCGGCAATAGGGGGAGGAGACCTACCAACAACCGAAGAAGTTAGAAACATGGTTACATTTAATTTTGCAGCACAAAAAAGGGCAGTAACTGTAAATGATTATAACTCACTAATAAGAACGATGCCAAGTAGATTTGGTGCACCAGCTAAGGCCGCCATAGTTGAGGAAGATAATAAGATAAAAATAGAAATACTATCTTATGACTCAAACAGAAAGTTAACAAGTAACGTATCAAACACATTAAAAGATAATATAGCGAATTATCTTTCTAATTACCGTATGATAAACGATTATATTTCTATACGAAGTGCGAACGTAATAGACTTAGAGTTTGAATTTAGTGTGGCTATGACATCTACGGAAAACCAAGGACAAGTCGTTACTAACATAGTTAATAGTGTTGAGTCCTATTTATCACCTATGACAAACCTATTAGGAAAGAATGTAAATATATCTGACATCAGGAGAATTATACAAGACATACCAGGTGTTAGTACACTGGCAGACTTAAAAGTATTCAACAAAACAGGAGGGCAATATTCGTCTTCTCAGACTTCACAAAGATACGTTGATAATAATACCAAACAAATTGAGTTAATAGACGATACTATTTTCGCTCAACCAAATCAGATATATCAAATAAGATTTCCTGAGAAAGATATAAAAGTGAGAATCAAACAACTTAAGAACGTAGAGTTCTCATAACACATTCATATACTTTTATTTTTTTAAAATTAAAATTAGGATAAATAACTATTTATCTTAAAAGTATTTTATGCCAAAATCATATAGATTTAGAACAGAAGTAGGGGTCGACAAAGAAGTCAGACTTAATGTAGAACAAGATTTTGATTTTTTGGAAATATTATCCTTAAAATTAAGACAGGAAGATTTATATGATAGATTTTGTGCGGATTATGGTATAGTGGTTGGTAGAGTTATAGCTAACGGAGGTTTCGGAGTTCCAAACGCAACTATATCTGTTTTTGTACCATTAGATAATATCGACGCTAATGACCCTATTATTTCTACCTTATATCCTTATAAAAATATAAACGTAAGGAATGATGACGGATATAGATATAATCTATTACCATATGAAAAAGAGTACGGGGGACACACACCCACCGGGACATTCCCATCAAGAGAAGATGTGTTAACAAGAAAAGAAGTATTACAAGTATATGAAAAGTATTATAAATACACTGTAAAGACTAACGATAGTGGTGACTTTATGATTGTTGGCGTACCATTAGGTCAACAAAAATTAGTAATGGATTTAGACCTATCTAATATGGGTCAGTTTTCATTGAGACCTGCCGATTTAATAAGAATGGGTATGGGTGTACCAAACCAATTTAACGGACAACAATTTAAGGCAAGTGAGGACTTAAATAGCTTACCTCAGATAGTTAATAGTGTTAGAGAAATTGAAGTCTCACCATTTTGGGGTGAAAACGAATTGTGTGATGTTGGTATTACAAGGTCAGATTTTGACTTGAGGGAATTAGGTATCGAAATCTCACCACAATCTATTTTTATGGGTTCAGTATTCTCAAGCACCGAAGATGATTACCTAAAAGGTAATTGCAAACCTAAAAATGATATCGGTAAATTATGTGACGTTGTTGCTGGACCTGGTCAGATATTGGCAATCAGGCAAACTATTGATGTTGATGCTGAGGGACAACCTATTTTAGAACAATACTTTTTAGAAGATGGGGGAAATGTAATTGATGATAATGGTACATGGATGGTAGACCTTCCTATGAATCTTGACTACATAATAACTGATGAGTTTGGAGAACAAATTATATCATTGGACCCGACAGTAGGAATACCGACGAAAGGTAAATATAGATTTAGAATTAAATACCAAAATGAGGCAGGACTTAAAAACGATATTATAAGAGCCGATTACTTAATACCAAATATTAGAGAACATGGATGGTCAGGAACTACCACTGACGATATACCATCCGAAGAAGATAGAAATAAATCTTATGCGTTTTCACTTGATTGGGATGAGTATTATGATAAAAATGCCGCGATAAACTGTGAGGATAGTTTCTATCAATTTAATTACAATAAAGTTTATACGATAGCGTCACATTTAGATAGATTCAAATGGGGTAGGAATAGAATAAAACACTTAGGTATTAAAGAAATTAATGACAAAACTTGTCAGAGTGAACACAACCCATTACCTGTAGTTGATGCACAAAGAAACGGTAGTGCACTTATATTTTTATTTAATTTTATAATTAGTATTTTAACGATACCTTTAATTATCTTATTAGCGATAGCTCACGTAGTTACGTTCATATGGCCAATTATTAGGGCTATAATAATTGTTATAAGTTCTATAATTAATTTTGTATTATATAATATATGTCGTTTCATTGCTTTGTTACCATTTAGTAACCGTAACAAAGAAGACTGTGTAAAGAAAAAAGTTAATCCACCACCTAAGGAAAGTCCATTTAGTACGATAAATTTTCCGATGTTAAGTTATCCGGACTGTGAGGCGTGTGCATGTGAAACAAAAAAGACACAAGAGGAGGATAGTGATACTGCGGGTCAGTTAGAAGGATATGCGGATGAAGAAAACTTCGGACCTATTATTGATGCATCTTATAAAGAACTTTACAGTAATATTTTTCCAGCAAACGAAGTCGGTGATGATGGTGGTGGATGTGGGTATAGCTCTAGTGTTGGTGCCAGGTCTATACAAGGACAACTTATAAGGTCTGGATTAGACCAATTCCATAAGAACGGATATTATACTAATCTTTTGAAGGATATTGGTGCGGAAATGGATGATTGTGATTGGAAAGGAATAGGTAGGATAGGTAATAGAAGAGACCAAGTACAGTGGTATAAATCTCCTGTTTATCCTGTATTACCTGAAGAAGCGATTGGTAGTGAAAGAAAGGTAAAGTGGAAATTAGGAGGAGAACCCACATGGGGACAAGCTTTAAATCTTTTAAATCGTAGAAAAATGTTTTTTGGGGACAGTAATATTATAACTAATCCTCAGAGTGGTACAGATAAGTCAGTAGATGGTAATTATAATATCCCATATGGACCAACACTGAATAACGACGACCTAAACGGTAGAGTAACGACTAGAATAAAAACAACGATTAAAAATAATCAATTAGGATTTGATGGACCAGAAACTTCATGGCTTGATAATGCCTTTATCATGGTTTTGGATTCAGGGGAAGACATGGAAAACGGTCAATTATTCTTCTTTAATAATCCGCAAAGTGTGGAAGACCCTAATTTTAATA